TAGATTTTGTAGATGAAAACGCGGGTAGAACCTTACCTTGTATGCATAGATTTCATGAGCCGTGCATTTCTCGTTGGTTAAGAACTAGACCGCATTGTCCTGTCTGTAGAAGAAGAGTAAATGGTAGAAATGCTCGTGCTCGCGCACCAAACAGAGTACGTATGACAAATAGCTCACAAGCTATTATACGAGATGCAAGACGTCAAGTTTCTGACTATCAAAGACGAAATAGAAGACGAGAATATAATAGAATATATGCAGGTTCGCGCGTCGGATTAATAGGATAAAAATCCTAGCGTACTTTAAATGGGAAAAAACAAAAAAAAAGGCACCAAGAGGGTCAAAAAAGAAATAGTATATAGAACAAAAGAGCAGCGACAAGAAGAAGTAAAAGAAATTATTAGAAAACTTAGTGAATTTCAATTGAATATTAAATACGACCCAGTGCGAAAATTATACGAGTTATTTAAAGAATATATAAGCGAAGGGCGTCGGATTGAAGTCAATATACCTTTTCCTGATATTAATCGTAGAATTAAAGGATTGCTTGCTACCTCTGTTCGCGAAGAGGTTTGGATAAATCTAAAGAACGAGAAGTTTAATTAGAGCTACAGAAGCGCAAATATCGTCAATGTTACTTGTTGGGAATTTAATGTTTTCGATAATTGTATGGGTATTATCATGAGCCCAAGCTTGTCGCCAACGAGAATCCGCGAAGTCCACTAAAGCAGTAGCATCAGATTCACCACTGATGAATTCCAGATCATGGTCGCAGGTCATTCCCCAGAAACCATCTGTGGCTACAACAATTTTGTAATCTTTCCGATTATCCATTTGTAAAATATAATGCCCCATTACATTCCCAGTTTTTCCTTCATGTCCCAATGCATTTGTCATATTAATGGCATCGCCCTCGCCGAAATCAAATATTGCCGCAGGAACAGACTTAATAAGCTGCGAATTTACTACCTCTATGTCCCACTGACCGCTTCTTTTAATTCCCCGCATACTACAATTCTCTGAAATACGCGTTATCTCCTCTTTATTATAGCGATCATGGTCCTTTGATTTATAAATTACTTCATTGTCTGAATAAATTTTAATACTCGAATCGCCGATGTAACACAATTCAATAATACCTGGCTCTACACCGCAATCGCCGTGTCCTCCGGATATAACTTTATGATCGGTAAACCGTACTATGGAAAGACAGGCACCATCATTAATACCTTTTAGTTTGTTAATGTCCTCGCGCAACCGAGTAATGAGATCATGTAACGATTTTGTATCTATAAGTGTAGACCAGATTTGTGAGCGCAAGTACTCTATTGTTCTTGACGTGCGCCCGTGACCGTCTGCCGCAATGCAAAAGTGCCATTTTCCACTATCGGAAACCCCGGAAACTCCAAAGTCCTGTTTACTAGTTGCCTGTTTTATGGCTGTGGAAAGTCTTATTCTTTCTGTAGCAACAGCTACAGATTTTTGTTCGCATACCGCGGAGTTATCGTGCGTGGTTTCCGTGAAAGCCGACATAGTTGTTGTGCGTGTGAATAATATTATATTCTATTGATATTATTCACTTCAATTTAATTGTGATGTATAAAGGGGGAACGTCTAACCTTCCTATTTTCACTGGACATGAAAATATTCCCCGTGTTGGCACTTTTATAGTGTGGTATATTATTCTGTTCACACCATTGTATACACTTTTGAATATTATTATTTTTAATTTGTTGTATTTTTTCCCCTTTTCGTTCTTTGTTTTCAATGAAACGCAGTGTTGTAAGTATGTTATCAATTTGCTGTGCCCCTAAGATTGCATTTATTTCTTCAACGCGTTTTATAAAATGATATGGTAAATCTACATCAAGTAAAGCACCTATCGTTAGATTATCAATGCTTGGATTGTTCAAAATGACAAGCACCGCTCTTAATTTTTTTACTAGCGCCTCAGAAGGGACTTGTTTAAATCCCTCGCAAACAATATATCTTTCTGAATTTGCTGTACGACTAGTGCAGGGTTTCGTTATAAAAACCGATGTATAAAAACAACTGAGTATGAAAATAATATCAATCGTACCTTTCAAAAACGTATCGAAGGTTTTTAATATGAAAGAGCCCCCTATTTTTTGCATAGTAATGGCATAAATAACTTCAGCAAATATCAATTTCATCGCCATCAATTCCTGCTTATTAAAGTCTACAGAAAAATCAAACCCTCCATCTGCAGTAATAACATCAATCTGATTTTTATATTGACTATAACAATGATCTAGATTTTCTGGAGTATATAAGTTACCCGTCCCGTCGGCACCAGCCTCAATCGTTATATTCGGATTTTTTCTTAAAAAAAGTGCACTCTTTTTCCATCCCGGAACATTCTCATTTTTATTATCTACAAGTGTCATACCATAATACATATCCTTGGAATTATATCTCAAATGTGTCATCGCTTCTATAAAACCACCGGGACCCTCGGCTAAATGAAAACTTTTTATAGGTTCGTTATCGTAATCTTTGAATATATCTTGAGAATTACATATTTCTATTAATTTAAAAAAAGCTCTGGAAAGCGGTTTAATCTTACTAATTGCTTGTTTCCCATTAGGTATTTGAGTATGAATATACTCATATTGATTCGTTACGCGTTTTACATTATCCCACTCCTGAGGATATTTATTTATTCGCAATTTAACCATATTCAAATATTGCGAAAGCGTCGTGCTTAAAAAGCAGGTTGTTACCTTATCGTCTGCAAAACGAATTCTTATATGATCAGGGAGTATATGAACTGTACCGGATGGAAGTCTATATGCATTCATTCTTATTATAACATAATAATGGTGACTATTTATATCATTTGGATATTTATTCATCATCGGAAGGCGGTTTCTTCACTCTCACCTCCCCCTTGGGTTTTTTTACCTTTACTTTAATCTTCGCCTTTTTCTTTTTACCCACTTTAACTTTTACCCTCGTGCCTGGCGCGATTGCTACAACAGGTTCTTCAACAGGATCTGCTATCTCTGGAATCACTATGGATGGTGTTTGCGCAACCGTTCCTATCTTAATTTTATTTTTCATTTTCTTTACTCTTGGTCTTTTTGCCGCCTTGGCAGTTAAAACCAGATTAATTTTACCTTCCTCTGCTTGTATTTCAGCTGCCGCTTGCGGTGAGCTATCAATTAACATCCTACTTACCTTCTCAGCATTTACGTCACGGACCTTTTTAAATATAAAGTAATTATTCAAGAATGAAATTTTCTTTTCATCCGTAGTTAGCTCTGCGGCTGTACCTATATTATTTTTACGTATCTTTCTTAATTTGAGTTCGGTTTCCATCTGATAAAACAACTGATCAAAGCCACCCATTGATGCAGGCAACCCTAACGAACGCGCTTCTTCTGTAGTCAAAAGGGTGAAACCATAGTTCTCCATAATGCGAACTAAGTATTGATAATTGACGAGATATTCGGAAAATGTCTTATTGATAGACTCCTGGAATACATCAATTTGATACCCCAAAGAAGATGAATCGTTGTTAAATTCCTGAGCAGAATACTGTTTTTTAATTTCCCACATTTTGGTACCATCCTTAGTACGAATAGATATGCTATCACCCAACCGTTTCTTTTGAAGTCGTCTGAACACCTCGCGCCCATTATAACTTGTTCCTATGAAATAGCCTCCAACAGAACAGCATTCGGAAACATTTCGTAAGAAGTTATTGAGTGTATTAGCATCTTTGAAGAAGTAATGAATAGAGAACTGATTCGACACCACGTCAAAACCATCACGACCCTTTCCATATTGTCTATAGACTCCTTTACCCAATTTGGCTTCATCTTTTGGTCCATCACCGAATACGGCGCGAGTTATCTCCTTTCCTTTATCTGAAAATATAGCCTCTGTGGAGCGAATATTTAATCCACTATTCCCATGAACAAATAATGCATAAGGCATGGAACGAAATTGTTTCCTGTAATTGAGGAAACGAGCGCAAGCACCGTTCAATCTATTTTCTATATTATCCCTAGATAGATCAAGTCCAAACACAAACGATAATTTTGCTGCAATCCATTTTGGAAAATCACCTCCTTTCCCAACCGTCATATCAATAAGTGTCCCACCTCTTTTTGAGGCTGAAAGTATCAGCGCTCTCTTGACATATAGATTGTGGAAGTCTCTCAAAGAGCGTGTGACAGTCCCCGATGATTTCTTATTATAGTATATATCATCATCCGCAATCAAATCGGGAATCCCGATTCCAGTCGTTATCATTTCTTCCGTGATAGGATTATGAATAGAATTCCATACACTTTGCGCCACATGATATGCGTTTCCATAATTTCTTCCACCGCTCCTATAATCAGCGGTTTTGTCTAAACGAACTTTAATCGGAACCCACTGCCAAAACTTATCCTTCGTCTGGTCATATTTAAACTCAACAATCATTTCATCCTCAATAACCGCTGTCTTATCTTCCGTAGTCATTATTTTTATATTGCCAGTATCTTCCAGTACTATATTACATAGATATGCGGGATATTGTGGCGTTGGATTCATTGGATAAAACGGAACTGGTTTATATTGCGAAGCCTCTTCGCGCGTCGTTTGTCTTGGTAATCTGTCTTGTATAATATCTTCACAAGGATTTAAATAACCGTCACGTCTTTCATCAAATCCAACACGCAATTGTAATGTTTTGTATTGTGTCATATTATCCACTGCTCTCATGTCATCGCCTTGCTCAAATATATTTTTCACAATATCGGTACCTCCTTCTGTTTTCATAGTAGTTACAAGGAAGTCAATAGTATTATGTTCAGGAGGTTTCCATTTGAAAGAAGCGCGCCAAGTCCTTTTTACCGGATCCAAAACTTCGCCTACTCTTTCACTACCAACACCTGTATTTGCGGGGGTGAATATTAATCCATCCGTCTCATATTCAAATAAGTCGTCGCGGACTCGCTCAAGGACTGTTCGACAGTTTTGGAAAATAGCATTGTTTTTATTATCTGAATAATGAAATTCTTTTGCTTTTATTTTAATTGGAATATCTGCAGATTCAATAACAGATTGTAACTTTAAATGCGTCATGAATTTCTTGAGAGCAACCAAGCGTCCCCGCTCATCCATATCCGTAACTACACCACCATCATCCGTCACCTCTGTTTCTTCGTAAAATGGTTGATCCCTTAGATCTTTTTTGTTGATATAGTAGATATCAAATGCGAGATAATTATTAATAAACAACCCATATTTATTATGCGGAACGTGTTCCCCATCCAGTATTGAATTGAAAACTTCCTTGACTTTGGTAATTGCACCAGTGAATTGAACATTCATATTCACATCTATCATATAAACCTTGCCTTTGTCGTTGATAAATAACAGTTTTCTAATACCATCTGCCTTTTCTGTTACGGTGTACGGGGATCTAATATTGGGAACCACCATATCATCCGTTAGTGGTGCAATATTGGGACGTTCAAGGGAAATAGACGATGGTCCTACAAAATCCCTTGTTCTTACCCGTCTTGCGGGTGGTTCCTTATAAAGTACATGCATGTACTCGCCAAGTATATTATCTTGTTCAGTATAAGATATTGGAAAATTAGAATTCTGGATACCAGACATCACGTATTTAATTGTCTCCCTTAGTTTACCCAGTAAATGTGCTCCACTGCCAATATAATTACTATTGTCTACTTCAATCTCAATCTCATATGTTTCGGGATTATTCAGTACTCCAGAGCTTTCAATTCGGAACTCGGGTACTAATCTGCGACCTATCTTTTTTGAAGAGCGAACAACACTACAATCTATACGAACAGGGAAATTTTGCGAATCCGAACCATAACCTCCCGTGAAGTTATGTTTTTTAAATGAGAATCTTTTTATTAAACGATACACCTTCTTTTTTTCATTCCATGACTGTAACAGATCTTGAACAATACCAAAGTCTTTTTTCAATACCTTTTCTTCTTTATAATTTACTCTAAATCTAAAGTCGTCAAAATTTATAGGGAATAATTTTTGTCCATTATGAACCTTGATAACCTTCTGCATAAAACTGACTGACGAAGGGGGGTTACTGAAATCAAATCCATTATTTTTACAATAATCCTGAATATTTTTAATACCAGCAATAGTGGTGCGAATATTCCCAATGCCGGTTTTCCCTGTTTTCTGATCTATATATTGATTTTGAATGTTTAAATGGTATTGCCCAGAAGCCGTAGTTGTCCATCCCAAAGATTTCAACTTTGAAATAACCGACTCGAATTCAATCTGCGTCAAGTCTCTTTTATATCCGAAAACAACCTCCAATTCATCATTCTTATGATTCTGATTAGCACCGGGTGCGCGACCAGCTGCATAAATATCCGTATATTCCACTAATTTCTCTGTGGGTGTTTTATCATCTGACATTGTATATATATAAGTTAATATAATTAATGTTTAATTCAATTTAAATTTTGCTACTGATCATACTATATAGCTGTTTTTTGGTATATTTTTTATCATTCTCATCCAAAAGTGGTATCTGTAGTTTTTTACAAATATCTTTAATTGTACCAACCTTATAGCTGGATATTGCTGCGAGGGGTTTATTAATATTATCTATTACCCAATAATCTACCATATACTCGTTTATTAGTTTTGCCCTACTTTCTTCGGTATGTTGCGATAACATAAAACCATGATCTGTTTCCATAATTAGAGAAAAAGGCGTTTTTTCAACATTTTGCTGTGAATATATTAAACGTCCTTTTACAACCATCGGATTTATATTTTTAATAGCACAAATACAGAAAAAGGTATTCAGAGAAATACGCTTTTCGGAAACCAGATCATTTTCAATGATTGTTTTTTTCCACTTATTTTTTTTAAGTAAATCCTTATGATTACGGATATCTTCTACCAATTTTATTTTCATCGCCTTTTCTTCTTTAAATGTATCACTCCCCAAGGTTTCATATTTGAATAATCCGCAATATAGGATATAAAAACACCAGAATAAGGTATCCGTTTCGATTGGTAGTAAAAAATCGGACTCCTTCTCCTTCTTTGGTTTTTTTTGTTTCGCCCTCTTTGTCTCTTTCTGTTTTATAACAACCTGTTCATCGCCTATTATCTTCATTATATGCTTTCCTGTAAACATATAATGTTGCAAATGTGTTATACTAGATCGTGGCATTATGATCTATAAGATCCTTTACCTTTATTATCTTTATAAAACTCTTTTTTGATTTCTTCCTTATCTTTTTCAATCTTATCTAAGTGTTGTTGCTGCAATTTGATGTATGCGATATATTCTTTTATTTCTGAAATGATATCAACATTTAAGATAGACATATTGATAAAAACACCATTTGAATTTTCAGTATAGTCTATATTGCCTTTTTTAATAATTTCTAGTATTCTCAATTGATGTAAATGATCCATGTCTTCTATTTTATCTCTAAGCGTAGTCAACTCCGAACCGTTCATTTTATAATCATGATTCGCAAAGTTTAAGCATTTTTCTTTGTACTTATTATTATTTTTGGTCGTTTCTTTACCTTGCGCGGCGGCACAAACTCAGCAATGACTGATATATAATTGTCATTCAACTCAAACCTTATACCTATAACGCGAACTGTAATTTCATCATCAACTTTAATACCTGAAAATTCTTTACTTTTAAAGTGATGATCTCTTGCAATGAACACTACCACTGGCGAGACCTCCTCCTTCGTTTCGCAGCGAATTCCAGCTTTTGTAATATTCTTGGCTACGACTCTAAACCGCATGCCCTCAACGGGTCTACATACCAAGCATTCAAATACTACTGTAAATATAACATACTTATCGGAGATAATCCCGGCTGAATAACTAAGTAAGCGTATTGAATTCGGTTTAATATATCCCTCTTTAATACATTTGCCGGAGATTGTTTCTGTCAACTTCTTTTGAATATTTTCCGCAATGTTGCTACCTACAACAGTGTAGGGGAGTTGTATTTTTTTGGTCAATACATTTTGTTGATAAATTCCCAAACCTCGCTGTTTTTTCTTTGCAACCTTGGCTTTTTTGTCGGACATGGTTATATACTACTTATATAATTTCTTAAATTATTTTTCAATTTATTATTTGCGCCCCATTTTAACTATATTATTTATCAAAGTAGATATGGTTCCAAAGAACCACCGCTTACCTTCAAACCCTGTACTATCGTAATATCTCAATAACAATTCAGATTCGATACATAATTGTAGTCCAGTAATCTTTACCTCTTTCTTTTTCTTACTTGACCCATCTACACGTTGTTTTATATCCGTATTGCCATATATAGACATTATTGTACTTTTGTTCATCTTATATTTAATGGGTTGAACTCCGCGTGATAATAACTTATTCAGACGTTTAATGATCACCCCCTTTCCTTCACCTCTATCGCATCTGCTACCCGAATTTGTTCGCCCTTTTCCACTTAATTGTAATTCTTTTGTTTTAAAGACGATAAGCTGCGCTTTGAAAAGTACCATAAATCCAATAATATCATTTATACTATTAATGTCTTTTACTTGGAATTTTTCAAATAGTGGCGTCACTCTGTCAGCTGTTATCGCCTTTCTATTGTTAACCCAACGCCCTCCTTCCCAGGTAAGTATTGTATACGCAGACTTCTTTGATGACTTGGAAAAATCTGCTAAAACGACCCCTTTCCAATTCGCGGTAGATAGCATATACTTTTGAAAATAATTATTTATATACACATCTAGATTATTCGCCTCATCGGACTCCTCCGTTATATATTGCAATAATGTCGCTTTTTTTGAAAATGGCATAATATCAATTAAATGATCCACTGCCAGAGATAATAATAAATTCTTATCTATCCCATTGTATAGATTTAAACTCCTAATCGCCCAAGCAGCTGATTTTGTCCAATCTTCTTTGAATCGCGCTGTTATGTATTCCGGGTTTTGTAGTGTTTCATATTCTCTTTTTAATTCCTCATATACATCTGATTCCACAATTGCCTCTTGTGGGTCTCTTTTCCCTTCGGGTGCATCTTGAACGCGATATTCGGGAATTTTTTCTGGCAAATTAAATACCAATTTATTTCTCTTGTAATCTATAGGAATTTCTCTTTCATAACGTGTCAATGCGTCGGAAGGGTTAATTTCAACTGGCGTAAACATGTAATAATTTCCTATATTAACCAATCTACCCAGTCTCCCCAGCATGTCAGTTATATATTCATTCTTTTCTGTAACTAAATAATTCAATGCAGTATAAATTTGATCTAACGGGTATTGTTTTATTTGTATTAGGGCTGCCACTAAAGAGCTCTTTTCGTAAATATATGCTTCTTTAAACAACAGTCTTATTCGCTGTAATATCTTATCTAAATTCATGATTATAAAATTTTCATTATATGTTGTAGTATCCACTTCAGCAATTTCTTGTACTCTACTATTACAAGTATAATCGCAAGTCGTAAAATCGCAAATTTGACTTCCATCCTTATCCCCAATGCGATATTGAATAGTTTCTCCCGTAGACAGTTCCTGTTTTACAACCTTATTGACTTTACTAACTGAAAAATTTTGACCCTTCCTATTCAGTAGACAATCTACGGCATTTTCCTTCAGTACACGCGTCACGGTTGCTATCTTTCGCGCTTTCTCCTCTGCTAACCGATAAATATACATATCTACAGCTTCTACGTCTACCGGTAACCTTGTTCCATATAGAAAAATACTAACATTTCTTGATTCGTATGGTAGTGCGCAATGACTAAAATTTCTAACTGCCCTACCAATAATCTGATCCTGTCTATTCAAGTTATACCACGGATCTAAAATATGCGTTTGGCGAATATTCTGAAAGTCCAATCCCTCAGATCCTGCACGCGATACAATAATTACTTTTACCTTCTCTCCATTTATATTTAAAGGACCGGTTGCAGCCTTCAATTCAGTTCTAACATCATGCGTTAAATTCTTATCACCTGTTATCATAATATACTTAGCCGGTTTAAATGCTTCTCCAGGAACTGCTGGTCGCATTGTCAGAGCGTCTATAGGCGCCGTTGGTGCTTTTGCAAATAAGGATTTACCTGAACCATACCGCGTTATCCCCATCTCCTCTAAGGCTAATGCGATTGGTACGGCTCCTCCTGAGATATATTGCGAGTATATAAACACAATACCTTGTGATCTTAATACAGAATCACAAATATATGCTATTTTTGCACTATAATTCCCAATATTTTCTGGAGCAAATATTCTACCAAATTGCTCTAGTGTTCTATCATCATAACTGAAATTTGAAGTATACCTTTCGTCATATCTCATTACCCGATCTAATCCTCGCTTTCCATATAAATAAGTATAAAGGTCTCGTTCCTTTGATGTTTCAAGGTCTGCATGGGGGTAAATCATATTTAATGCCTGAAGAGGAGGCTCCAATACAGTATATGACAAACCCTTTTTAGGATCAATCGCCCCCTTTTTCTCCCGACGGAGAGATTCCAGTATAAAATTATAACCTTTATTTTGATAATCGCCAATATCTGTAATCGTTAAATCCAGTATATCAATGGGTGCCACAATTGCCGCACCATTCACCTGCACGTTAGGGTAATCCCACTGATTTGTTTTTAGTAATGTTAATGATGAACGGGGATTTCCGGCTTCGCGAGGATATATGCTGTAAGGAAAGGTAAATGGATTATTTCCTCTAACATATGAAACATAACCAATTATTTTTTGTATCAATAATTCTTTACCCACCTCTGTACCATCATCACTTTGTAAGAAGTTTCCATTTCTATCAAAAACCTCCTTATCTTTAATGGGAAATCTTTTGTCATTTAGATTTAATAGATTTAATAACCAGATAATTTCTGAATAGCTGTTAAACATAGGTGTAGCAGATAAAATTAATAACTTTAAATTATCTGTATTGGCAACTAACTGTAACATATTTTCAGAACTAGGTTTAATATTACCATCGTCGGTTATACGTAAATTATGAACCTCATCTATTACAAGCATCCGGTTGGAGAATTCTTTTTTTAAAGCCCGCTGCCTCTTACTAGCTGCTACTTCAGGACTATCCCCTGACAGGGTTGTTCGATCCATGATCCGAGTTATATAATTAGAGAATTCAATATAACCTTGAAAATGGTAGGATTGTGAGATAATACGTTTTATCTGCCTTACAACCCGCCCTCTATCTAACCCTTTCATGTTCATTGGATTTATCTCCTTCAAAAACTTATTTCCAGTACAAGCTTTAATATTCCACAAGCCATTTACCTCTTTTAGTTTACGTTCGTCAAATAATTGGATTTTAAAATTCTCTTGAACTGCCGGGGAAGCTACAATGATTATTCTTTTGGTAATGCCTAGCTGATTTAAATAAGTCCGCATTTCTTCGCATACCGATATTGCAGAGCATGTTTTTCCAGTACCTACGCCATGGAAAAGGAGTAGCCCATTGTAAGGCGTTTGGAAAGATAAAAAGTTCCTAACAAACATTTGGTGTGGTGCCAATTCAAATTCCGTATTATCGCATAATTGCTGTGCAACTTCCTTAATGTTATTAAATTCTTCCGGCGTCTTTTCCTCATATCGGCTATCATAAAACTCCTTCTTTTTGGTTATCTTCTCGTTGAAATTTGGATCTTCTAAAATAGGATATAAATAATTATACTCTTCTTCATGTTCTGCGATAGAAGCACGATCCTCATTGTCCATGCATTGAATGAGCGATAGGTCATCTGGATTTTCCATATTTAGGTTTCGTTTATCCTTAAATTCTGCTTTTAATTGATCGCAACTCTTCTTGATCACTACTTTTGCCTTTCTTCTTCTACCTTTTACTTTTTTCATATTAGTTAATATATTATGAGATTAATCTATATTGTTCTAGCGTTTTATTGATATCCGAAAACATTTTTAGTTTTTCTATATTATACGGACGAATAAGGCGAACTGCTTCCTCATAAGTTAACCATTTCATATCACTTACTTCACTCTTCTGATAATTAGTAGTAGTATCCGGACCATTGTATTTTGCAATATAATACTTGTGTTTGTAGGTCTTGAAATTTGATCCCATGAATATTTCTTCAAAGGGAGAAACATTTGTTACGAGATCCATCATCTCTTTATCATACCCAGTTTCCTCATTAAATTCTCTGAAAGCACATTTTACATCCGATTCCTGATAATTACGCCTACCTTTCGGAAATCCCCATTCCGGGGTCTCCCAAGATGTTTTACTATCTTTTATCAACGACTCCAAATCATAATTCCCTTCATCATACATCTGTATACCACGTTTTATTTGAGTAAATTTATCATTGGCATGTCTCTCCTCATTTCTATATTGAACGCCTATAAACTCGCCCCATAGATGTTTCCAAAGCGTCTTAAAATCTGTTTTCAATAGCATTTCCTTCTCTCGCATAGTCATTTCATCGATTAGATTAAGAATATATTCTTTATTATAAAGCGGATATTTTCCACGCAAAAATTCAATAAACCCAAGACTATCCTTCCTACAGATTAACAAATACTGTACTCCTTCCTTTGTTAATCTGAAAGCGACAATTCCGAGACTTATAATAGGCAATTTACACGCATTAAAGACGTGTCCTTGTTTTCCGCAATTATTACAAAAATGATATGTACGATGACGATTCATATTATTATTATGTTCATAACATTTACTTTTTATGTTCATTTGTTTATATAATGCCACTTAATCCAGACATATGGCTTCCACATTTGTACTTTACATTACAAACTATATCTGTGCTATATCCAAAATTCCCGAATGACGTCACGAAAAAGAAATATTATGATACAATTCACAATTTACCCCTATTCTTTCCCATGAAACCAATGGGTGCAGAATTTTCTAAACTCTTGGATAAATTTCCCGTCACACCATATTTATCGTCGCGAGAATCTTTTATGAAATGGGTACATTTCATCATTGATAAATTAAATGCAAGGATGGGATGGGAACAATATGATTTTTACGATAGTTTAGAAAAATACTATGAAGCATACAAGCCAAAGGAACTAATAGATAAAGAAAAATTTAAAAGAAGAAAGCAGTACATTATAATTGGAATCGTCGCCTTCCTTGTACTAAGTATTGTGTATATGCTCAAATCCTAATATAATTTAATGTTCAAATAACATATAGATGCGTGCTGATTTACTAGTCCTAGGTATAACGGTATTTTTAATATTTAACACATATCATGATGGAAAGTATACTAAAATGTTTCAAATTAGTAAAAAATATATGCAAATGGCACTCTATGGTTTTGTTGGATTATCATTGTACTTATTTATAAAAAAGAATCCTGAGGGATCACGGGGGATGTTTACCCATGCAAATAATATAATTAAATATATGCCCATCGATAAAAATACCACTGATATTCTCTCCCCTATTTTTGATTTTACCGCAGCCCAAGAAAAACTCAGTTCAATTGGCGGCGGCGGTATGCAAACACCTCAAATGAAACGAATGTTAAATTCCGGTGGTAAATCTAGCAATAGATCGGTTAGTGAAACGAAGAAAAAATATGTAGCGTCACAGCAAAATTGGAAATGCGGCAACTGTGGGGAAAGTTTAAAAGCTACGTTTCAGGTTGATCATAAAATAGATTTACAATATGGAGGCAGTAATCATGTAAGTAATTTAGTAGCATTGTGTTGCGAGTGTCACGCCACCAAAACAATGAAGTCAAATTTATAATATGATTTTAATATAATATAATAAATGACAAAATCAAGTTCAAATAGCAAAGGATTATGGCATTATCTAAAAAAAATCCCATCTATTAGCACGCTTTTACTTGGTTTACCAACAGGAGGTATGTCGGAAAGTGAAGTAATCACACTAACATTAATTAATATAATGGTTTATATCCCCCTATTTGTCGCTGGCTTATATTCTTTCGCAAAATTATACGAACATATATATCCGCCGTCCCCACAAGATCTTAGACAAGGAAAAACAGCGAGCGCTTCAATACTTAAAACGTATATGAGAGAAACTAATGAATTTTCTACTATTTTCGGAAAAGTCTGGAATTCTATCTCTTTCATTTTTAAGCCTCTGGTATATGTATTTATTGTATTTAAGAACCTTGCTATGTGGTTATATCAAAATCCTTTTAGAACGTTAATGATGATAGTATTGGCACTGTATATCACTGGATCCTTTTACTTCACCTCATTATATAAGACTCATTATCTACTAAAAAAATGGTCGGGATATACGAATACCATTATGATAACTCTGGGCGTATTACTAGGAATTGCCGTATTTACACTGTTCATTGATATTAAACCGGGGGACAAAGGTGATGCAGAAAAGGGATATGTGGCAGTGGTAGATTTTGAAAAGGATAAATCAGGGAAATCAAGATGGAAAACATATAAGCCGGCGGGATTGGAAAAATTAGAGAAAAAGGGAAATAAGGCACGTGGAAAGCAATATAGTCAACAAGCGGAAATTAATAAAGTACAACAACAGTTATCAGCAGATAAAATAAAATTGTCAAAACTAAAAGCAGCCTGGGATGCCGAACGTGCAAATAATCCAGAAAAGCAATATACAGAAATGAATTCAGCGTGGAATAAGGGCGCAACGCATTTTAAACCATATCAAAAGAAAAAAGAGGAGGTTGATAAATTAGAAGATCAGATTGAACAATTAAATAATAAATTAAAGCAGCTTAAGGGTGATGTAAGTACTGCAGATAAATCATCGTTTTTTGGAAAGGTTTGGTGGATGATAAAACAGTCTTTGGTATATTATAAATCATTACTGATGTTACTTGTTGTTGTATGCACACCTTTATTGATTTTATGGATAATAAATCATTTCTCAACTTTATCAACAACGGTATCTATTATAATTGGTGTAGTTTCTGCATTAGTACTACTGTATTTGATATATGATGAATTCAGAGGCAAGGGTGATGTTAATACGGACGGTTGGAAAGTATTCGGGCTTGGCGGGGACGATTTGAGTAGAAAAAAGTCGGCGTTTGAGAGAGGTAAAGATCAACGAGAAACAAAGGCTGCAACTACAATACAGCAGAAATACCGAGAACAACAGTATAAAAAGCAGTATGATAATGCCAAAAAGGCTTTAGGAGAAAAGATTACGAATAATGAAAAGGAATTGGGAAAGTTAGAGGCACTCATCAAAGTCTATCAAGGAAAGGTGGATACCGGTAAAGGAAGACAAGAAATTATGATTCCCGGTACCACGGGAGGTCCACCCATATCAACCGGGCAAAATTATGCTGGAGAATTAAAACTGAAAAAGGCTAAAAAAAAGGCACTGGAAACTAAAATATCAGAATTAAAATATCAGAATAAATCAATGACTTTTCCTCGTTGGTGGAAAGAAACAGAGGAAAAAGAGAAGAAACATGGCAGATGGTTTGGCGGTGGCGGAGGTGAGCAATCTCAATTTGGCGGAGGAAATATAATAGATATCCCACAAGATAATTATGCGGCAGCCAAAAAGGACTCGCCCGATCCATTATATACGGCAGTATTACAGAAAATACAATACAAAAGTGGAAATTCCACACCATCTGCAGCCGACAAGAAAAGAGCAAGTGAAATCACAAACGATATCCAAAAAAACTGGAAAAAAACGGAGATCCGGGAGCCCGGGACGAATAAAAAAATTATTAGATATGAGGAACCCAAGAAGGGTGGCGATTCAATATTAACCAGAATTTTCAAAATCATTCTAGGAATTCCATGGTTAATCAAAGATTTGATATGCACTATTTGTGAATTCTGCGGAATCAACAATCCGAAAGGATTACTAATACTACTCCTGATAGAAGTTGTGATTATTATATTATATTTCGTGATCCCCCTCATTCCAAAATTCCTCTACACGCACTCTGTTCACAAACATGATGATTTAATGGAGCAACAAAGTGAGTTAGCTGATGATAAACTTATTATTGAAAAAGACAAATATCTGAATCAGCTTTTAGATGGCGTTTCAATTGATTGGGAAACTGTACTATCGGATGGACTGTATAAAGCCAATATGGAAGCAGCATTAACCGAATATCTCAAAAAACGTGGTTACCAAAGTGTAACGGAAGGAAATCAGCGAAAAAATATATTTGGAAGAATGATGGCGGCAATTACAAAGACGCCTTTATCGTTGGAAGCTGCCGTGACTTATGTGCAGACGAATGGTCCAGTTATAATATCGCTACGCAATCAAATAGAGATGTTGAATAAGGCGCGCGTTGATTCCACAAAGAAGGAGAAAAAGGAAGCGAATATATTTAAAACAACCGTATTGTTAGATAAACCAATCTATACGGATAAAATGACAACTATTAGCAACTATAAGGACTTGGGTGACCGCGTGGGTACATTTAATTATAATTATGCTGTGTCCGCATGGTTTTTCATTCATGAACAGCCACCGTCACACCGAAAGGCTAACACTGAGTTTACCAGTATTCTTAATTATGGAAATAAACCAAATATATTATTCAAAGTAGAAACTCAAACATTAAGAATAACTGTGAATGATGCTATCGATAAAAATAGAGTTATTTACGAAATGCCGGACTTTCCATTTCAAAAATGGAATAATGTGGTGATTAATTACAATGGAGGAACTTTAGATATTTTCATTAATGGCGATTTGGTATCATCATCTACCAATATTGTCCCGTCCATGAATTATGACGCAATTACTACAGGCGCCGATGATGGAGTAAGTGGTGGAGTATGCAATGTAACGTATTTTCCAGCCCCTCTCTCATTATCTAAGATTAAGGTATTTTACAAAAGTTTAAAAAACAAAAATCCCCCAATTGTTTAGATAAAATTTCTCGTCCTATATTATACTATGAATAAGGCGAACATCATAACTGGTATTGTGGTTGTACTTGTTATTTACTTACTGTACTTATGGCTTTTCGGAGATAGCACGAGGACTTACCTCAGTGGTATGCACCATGCCACGAAACAAAAGATAATCTCTCCTCACCACCTTCCTGCAGGAGGATCCTCAGATTACACCTACTCCATCTGGATGTACATTAACAATTGGAATTATCGGGTTGGGGAAAAGAAAATCGTGTTTGCTCGCGGTACCGGTTCACAACCGGCGCCAATGGTTAGTTTAGGAGCAAATTTAAATAATGTTGAAGTTTCTTTAGGAACATGGCCTGGTGCCGGTGCTGGTGGCGGCGAAGGATCTACACATACTTGTACTTTAGATAATGTGCCATTGCAGGCATGGGCTAATGTAATTTTGACCCTGAATAATCGCTCCCTTGATCTCTATTTAGACGGAAAATTAGTTCGCACCTGCGTGCTCCCGGGTGTACCAATTCAGGTGACTGGCGATCCCCTAGTCCTGTGCCCGCACGGTCAAAATGGAGGCGCCGGTGGATTTGAAGGTTACATTTCAAACTTCCAATATTTCTCACGTGCCGTCAATCCTAGAGAAGCATATGCTATCTACAGAGAAGGTCCGGGAGGAAGCAACTGGTTGACCAATCTTATTAACAAATATAGAATTAAGGTTGCCTTCATGAAGAATAATAGAGAGATTAACAGTTTTGAAATCTAAAAATATCTACTATAATATATAGCAGATGGCGACAAAAACAAGCTGGAAAGATTGGTTTAGCAATTTAGGTACAAAGGCAAAGGACAGTGGAGCCGGTAAAGCAATGAGCGACCTTTGGTCAGGTGATTCGATATGGGAAAAGTTGGTTTTCCTTGTATTGGTTGTTATTGTTTTTATTCTTGCACTACGGGCAGGTACCAGTTTACTAACATGGTTATTTAGTCCAAACCCAAGCCCCCATTTAACGAGAGGTATGAAAGATGCCAAGAAACTTCTAGTTATACCACAAAATCCAAAGGTTGCACACTCAATTCCTGTAATGAGATCATCGAACCAGCGAGGTGGACTTGAATTTACTTGGACGGTGTGGATCTATGTAGATGATTGGGTATATAAGGAGGGTCAGCGAAGGCATATTTTCCATAAAGGATCCAAGGGAATGAATCCCGATGGCACTGCTATGGCTTTCCCAAATAATGGACCGGGACTGTACATGCACCCAACGCGCAACTCATTAATTATTGTAATGAATACTTTTAAGAATATTGTTGAGGAAGTAGAAGTGAATGATATTCCAACTCATAAATGGTTGAATGTTGGTATTAGACAGAAGGGGCGCGTGATGGACGTTTTCATTAATGGCGACGTCGTACTTAGACACGTATTTAACAGTGTCCCCAAGCAGAATTATGGTGATGTTTTTGTTAATATGAATGGCGGATTCTCTGGAAAACTATCAGATCTCTGGTATCACGATTATGCTCTTAGTGGAACACAGATAATGCAAATTGTACGTGATGGTCCTGATATGTCCACTATGGAAAGAAAATGGGCAGTACCCCCATACTTCTCCTTACAGTGGTACTTTGAAAATGCTAACGCGCCATATCAAGGAGCGCCAAGATGGCCGACCGATGCATAAAGAAATGTATATTATTGAAATCAAATAATATACATAACAACTATTGATTATTGACGGAGAGAAGGATTAATGCAGATATCCATGGTTGGGAAAATCTTTTTTGATTCACAATCGTCATGACTATTCACTTTAATGCAAGATCTGTATCCACGGTCTGTTCCTATATAACAGTATCCTGGTTTATGTTTTTCTTGGATATTATTGTCCTCACTATCTTCTTTATATGTTGGACCCGGTTCATGTTCGGGGTACTTATTAATACCCAAAATCTCTCTATTTTTAATGCCTGTCTTAACACCCTTATCTCGTGCGTTCCATAAATCTGTACGTTTAAGGTCCAATTCACGCTCTAAGACATCACCTGCATCTTTAACTGCTCCAGCCGTGACATCAACTCCTAAATCTACCCCCTTTACAGTTGTAGAGACTAAGTCCTTGGCTTTTCCTGGTAATACACTGGATACCTTCTGTACTACATCTCCCAAATAGTCTGTACCTTGCGCTAAATATGAAAATATATTGAGACCCAATACTGCTAATAGTATGACTATTAGAACAATAGTTATTATAGTCGTTGTACTCCATCCATCGGAAGAGCTCGTACTAACAACAGGTGAAGCCTTTGGAGCCGGAGGTGTGTACGAACTTACTGGTCGGAGTGAACTATTTGTTATGCCACTCGCTGGTGACCCACTTAATGAATTAGGTGTACCTGTAATAGCGTCCATATACAAATTAGCAATATTAAATTATTTAGATAATATATATTAAATGCCACAGACTCGTAAAAAGAGGACTCGTTGTCCGAATGGTTATAAAAAACATCCGACGACGAATAAATGTATAAAGAAGGGTACGACGATAAAGAAGAGGACGCGTTGCCCGAATGGGCAAAGAAAAAATCCAAAAACAGGTAAATGTGAAGCAAAAACAAAAAAGAGAAAGATAATTCGTTTACCTAAAAGTAAGAAGCAGCGCGTGACCGTAAAAATTAAAGTTAAAAAAAGGGGTGTCGTAAAAAAAAAGATTATTCCGAATACAACGCCGGACATCAACAAGCAAGTGCGACAAAGTCTTAAAAGACCCTTATTATATTCACCTAGTATTAACAGAAAGCTTGCAACCTTAAAATCTGCATCGCCTGTGGCGGTCCAAGGGTGTCCGGGATCATCAATTGAAGTCTTATTAAAATCTGGAAAAGGGAAATGTCTCGGTTGGGACAGCAAAAAGGCTCAAACGAGAATGTTAAATAATTTGGTTTCTAAAAAACCAATTGATTGTTCTACAGTCACTGCTCCTAAGCAGGCGCAATCTAACTGTTGGTTTAATTCCTTTTTTATGACATTTTTTGTAAGTGACGGGGGTAGAAAATTTAATAGGTGGCTTCGCGAGGCAATGATTACGGGAAAATTAGCAGATGGGCGTAAATTATCCAAATCACTTCATAGGGCACTTTTTACACTAAATAAATACATTAATGCCAGTCTACGAAGCTCCTACGATAAAACTAACTTTGCAGATTTAATGGATACTAATACTATTATTAAGTCTGTTTATAAAGCTATAGGTAGAAGGGTTAATATAAGACACAATGAAACGATTATAGCCCCAGTTGATGCCGCGTCTAATCCTCTAACCTTTTACAGAGGTTTATATGAAACTTTGGGTGGTGACCTTTTAAAATGGATAATGATTACTCCCGGTAGCAGTGATAGAAAAATGGCTGATTTAGCAGGACAATTTAAAATATATGAACGGGAAGCATTTGCAAAGGTTATCTATTTAGAGTTATTTGATAATGAATCCAGTACTTTTAAAAAGGTAAAATCATTTACTATTAAGCGCAAGGAGGCAGATGGAGTGTACGTATATACTTATTCGTTAGATGCTGCCATATTGAGAAATACAAGTAAAATTCACTTTTCGGCATATATAACCTGTAATGGGCAAGATTTTGGGTTTGATGGAGAAAGCTTCAGTCGTATGCAACCCTTCAAGTGGAAAACTAAATTAAATCGCAGATCATTATGGAGATTTGCCGATCAATATGAAACCTATTTTAATTTTAAACAGGGATACCAGTTGTTAATTTATTATTTAGTAAAACGGCAGTTGGTGAAGCGATAGAGTGCGCTAAAATTTTTCCGAAACTATTTAAAATTAGATATTGAATAATATTATGAGCGATCTTCAACTTAGGGGAAATAAACCTTGTGATTGCGTATATTTTATGAAAAGAACACTAACTACAAAATGTAGACGTTTTGCTTTACCTTTAACGGCAGCCTTTCCTCTCATTTTTATACCGCAATTTAAGGTTATCTTTACGTATATTTATTTTCCAATTATATCGGGTATAACGGGGTTTATAATATTTTGGAATTTCCCTTTTTTGGTGTATATGACCGCATCTAGACCTCTATATTATGAAGATATCTTCATTGACGAAGGTAAATTACCTAATTATAATGTTAATCCGCATATTAAGGAGAGATTTCAATGTATATTACTTTGGGTTCTTATTATAACAAATAGTCTTTTAGTTGCTGCTCTATCAGATTATTGGTTATATAAAACAGTTGGACATAAAGAGTTTTTGGAAATTATTGGAATTACAGGGGGTATAATCAAAATCTTTCAAATAGTAAATAATACTATCGGCAGATTGATGCTTAAAATTATTAAGAAAGAAATTGTTGGAGAAAGTATAAAGTACGTAGAAAGAGAGAGAGAGAGTATTGAAAAGATTGTTAATTTAAAACATGTTAACGATAAGCTTGCTCAATCCATTGAATTGACAACAAGAAATAAAAACATTATTATTTCAACAAAGTAATATCTATATAATATATACATGTCGAAAGAAAAACCGTCAACAAAAGATATAGACGCGTTACAGCAAAGAACGGACCGACTAATTTCCCATTTGGAACGTGAAACTCCGCGTCTAAAAAGGGCGCGTAACAAAACAAGGGGGGCAGCAGCGGTACTAATTCGGGCAGCCCGAGCCCGCGATGGTATGGTGGACACAAGTCCTACTAGCACGGGACAGGCGATAGAAATGAGTAGAGATGCACGAGCAACCTCCCCTCTGCTTGATCAGATGGAAGCTGAAACTTTAGTAGCTGCGGACAATATCAGACATGAGATAAATCGCAATCTAGCAATGATGCGGGCGGCACCGCACGTGATGAGTAAAAAACAACAACACAAAGCTGACAGACTTCATACTAAAATGGGCAAGGTATTAGGTAGCTGGCGCAGCACCAATAAGCCAAGAAAGAGGTCAGCGCCTTTGAAACCCATGCCTACAGTTGAGGAATATATTGATGATGCATTGGCAGCTACTCAAAGGCGCAGAGGTGTAAACACAGATACTGCTCAAAGTCGCGCGGCAATCCGGGGATTAGATATCAACCGTGGATATGTTCATCACCATAGACAATCATCTCCCGAAATTGCTGTGAGACGACATCTTGCAAACAAAAAATTCCGATCAACGCCGGAAAGAGAGGCTGAGGTAAGACGAATGATGGATGATATTGAGCAGAACCCTGATAATCTATTATTAATTGAAGCTGGGATATCGCCTATAAGAGATGACGACGATGACGAGGTAGAAGGCGAGGAGATTGTATTTCGCCCCCAGGCGGTTGCAGTGGCGCCGCGCTCAAAATCTCGCAAAAAGGCTAGTCCTAAAAGGAAAGCTCACGGTACTAGGAAATCAAAGGGTGCAGACTTGGATGCTAGACTTGCAGCCCTTCATGGTACACCAGTAAAGCGACGCGGGAAGAAAAGTCCGAGACAAACCCGCCGTAGACGCCGCAGTGATGATGATGAAACAAAAATGACTCCCCCATCAGATGAAGAACTTGATGCTATGGTTGCCGCGGCAATTGCAGATGCAGAGGCAGCCGACGCAATGTTAGATGCGGGTACTCCCACAGCATCACCTCTCCGAGAAGAGGAGGAGGAAGAGTTGGAGTTAGAATTAGGTCAATTACATGATATACCATCTGATGTATCGCCTATAGTGGAAGGTTCGGAAGAAGAAGCCGCGTTATTAGCCGAACTTGCAGAAATGGAAATTCAGGGCGGAGGTCGCAGAAAAAGGAGGAGGACGCATAAAAAGAGGCACCGTAGAAAAACGCGTAGAAAGAGGAAACATAAACGTAACCGGAAACGGCGCAAGCGTCATACGCGCCGCTAATTATTTATAAAATAAATCTAAAGGATTGAATATATTACGTAGTATAATGTATTCAATATTGCAAGCATTTTTCATGATTGCCTTACTAGGGCAGGATTTGGCTTCCTTTAATGATTGGGCGACACGTTATAATAAATCGTATCCAAAGGGTAAAAATATTACCCAAGAATTTATGAATTGGCATGAAAATGTCAAATATATCAATGAACATAATCGAAATCACGATGATTTTAAGTTAGAAATAAATGAGTTTGGCGACATGCGACACGATTGGCATTCGCGTAAAGCAACAAACAAACACATGAAGCGTAGAGTATTCACCGAGCCTGCTGAAAAAAGGGCACTACTTGGAGTTCCTAAAGCTGTGGATTGGCGAGAAAAGGGACTTGTAACACCTGTTAAAAATCAGCAGCAATGTGGTTCATGTTGGGCATTCTCTGCTGTAGGATCAATGGAAGGTCAACATGCGCGGAACAGTGGAAAACTAGTTTCTCTGAGCGAATCGCAAATTGTAGATTGTGATACCAATGGAACAGATCAGGGTTGCGAAGGTGGTTTAATGGACGGTGCTTTTCGCTATGTCATCAATCAAGGGGGATTGGAGAGTGAGAAAGATTATCCTTATGATCCCCAGAACGACCCATGTGTTTTTAAGAGTAATAAAGTAGCGGCGACCTTCTCTGGGTTTCACGATGTCACGGGTGGTGAAACTGGTCTTAAAGAAGCTGTTGCGCATGTTGGACCTGTTTCAGTGGGCATTGATGCTTCGCAACCTTCCTTCCAGTTTTATAAAAGCGGTGTGTACTATGAACCAGATTGTTCAACCACGCAGTTGGATCACGGTGTCTTGGTTGTAGGATATAATACCACTAAAAATGGCACTGATTATTGGATTGTAAAAAATAGTTGGGGGGAATCCTGGGGTCAAGATGGATACATTTATATGTCAAGAAATCGCAATAATAATTGTGGTATATCGACGCAGCCTTCTTATCCGATAGTATAATTAATATTTATAACAATTAAATTGCCAGGTATGAAATAGGAATAAAGTAAAATAATCGCGACGAGAATATAGATATTTACCCAACAACATATAATTTCTCGTCTAAAATAGTTATATGGTTGGGATACCTGTCATGAATTCAAAATTATATATCTATTGTCTTTTATAGAATACATTAATGGTTTACAATCATTATTAATGTTATTAGTAATCAAAAAATCTGAAATGTTTGGTTTTGCAGAAATACCCCTTGGACCTCTGCGACCCATATCACCGCGCGCGCCTCGCTCACCTCTAATACCATTATCACCATTTCTTCCAGGTATTCCTTGTGGTCCCGGTGGACCGCGAGGACCAGGTGGACCGACAACTGTTCTTTGACATTGTCTATGTTTTTTATTCTGTATGAAACCGTTATAACTAGAAAAAGACATATTACTAATAATTATGACATGTCTTTTAATATTGATTTGAGTTTTATAGTTAAAACCATGATGATGATTTTTTTGATTTTGAGGAAGAGTCTTTCTTTTTATAACTATCGGAATCGGATTTTTTATAATTGTCGGAATCAGATTTTTTATAACTGTCGGAATAGGAATAGGAACTCTTCTTTGAATCGGAGCCAAAGAAAGAACTACTACCGCTGGACAATGAAGACCTAGAACCCCCACTATAATTTGGCGGCGGTTTACCATTGTTATAATAGGAATAAACATCATCAATAGCTTGTCGCAGCTGATATTGTTGTAAAAGAGGCAATGCTTGTATCTTTTTCGGAGCATCCTCAAGAACTATACCGCTAAGCATTGCCAAATTCAAAAATTCATACACCTTCTCTACGGCGTCCATATTAGAAGGGATATCCACCAGTGCAGAATTTTGCTTAAGGGCGGCATCTGTATCTTTTAAGGCTGCCGCAGTCATTCGTTTATCCGCTGCCTTTGGATCGGTCTTTTTATCATTTGACTCGTATCCTTCGACAATGTTATGTCCAGTAAAAATATGGTTCAGTAAGCAAACAACTCCTAAAAAAACTAAACCCATCAATAAGATATTAGATTTATGAATTTTAAACATCTTCATTGTATATACTATATGCCGATATTATATACAATAATTCTTAGCTAAATTTGTTGATACATTCATAGATCTTTGCGGATTCATTGATCGCAAAGGCGCCGCGCTTTTGTGCTAATCCCAAAAAACCAACCATCACATTCAAAGCAGTATTCGGATCGTTGATCTCTACCTCCAGTAGGTTAATCTGTCCAAGAGGCGCTTTTTGCTCAGGCACTGCATCATTATTATCCTTATTAGAATCGGGCACGACATTGGCGTCCTTTACCTCCTCTTTAGTACACGAACTTACATTACAAGTATCACCGGTACATTTAACATTTACCGTCTCTTTCTCGTTTGGGTCACCGTAAAACTCACTCATTATATAATGATAGTGGTATTTCAGGTTTAAGTCGTTTTAATTACTTATAGATAATGGTATTCATATTATTTAATTTTTCTAGTTTTGATATTGTCTGTTCTAAGGTTTTGCTATTATTAGTAAATGAATTATTAAATAGGTAATCGGTGGCTGGTTTCTTTTCACGTTTCTTTTTTTCTTTATATAACAAATTTACCTTATCTTTTACCGTTTTAATTTTCATTTCATCCGTAGTTGTATATATAGGGGTTAGTATATTACAATGTTCGGTTAACAGGGAAATCGCATTATACATAATAAAACGCCTGCGCTTTTTTGATCCCGATTTATATCTTATTGCAAATAGATTTAACATTGAACTTATTATTCTTGCTATATTTTCTCCTTGCGATGCTGCTATATTTGAGAGTGTCTCCCATATCATCCATATAAAATCACCACTATATTTACTTTGTATTGGTGCAATATACCGTGATTCCGCAGTCAAATTGTTCTTCTTGTCTTTTTTACATATGGTTTCAAATTCTAACATCCATTCTAACCAAAAGCATGCTTCTCTGGCACTTTTGGTTTTTTTAATATGATATATAAACTCATTTAACGCAATAAATAATTCTTTAGGATCATTTTTTTTAAAAATAGCCTTAGCATAAAGTATATTATCTGCTTTTAAATAATCTGATAACGTTGACATATTGAAGTTTTCCTTACTTACTTTAATTTGCGATAAATTATGTTTTTTCGTAGATAAGCATAAAATACACATTATCTCGGCGAAAAGTATTCTTATTTTAGGATTGTTTCTAGATTTTAATTCCGCTCCTACATAACCATTTTGCATTATATCTTTAAAATTTCCAAATCTTAACTCTAAATACTGCGACAGACGAGGATTTCCAAGATGAATACATTTACTAGAAAATAATAAAATTAATTCCCACAAATCTAATAAATGTCCCGCGCAAATATATTCTATGGACCAGTAACATGCTGGTTCTATCGATCCATTATTCAGTGCTTTTAGAAGTTCCTTTTTACAATCCGATTTTTTATAATTAGAAAATGTAATTCCTTTAAAATCCTTTGGTTCTCTTATATCTGTAATTTCTGAATCTGTCATTAAATAAATTCTATATAAAAAATATCATAATAATACATATAAATGACAGACGGTTTCATTAAAACATTATATAATTCATCAATATGGTGTAAAGTAGTTCTTGTCTTTGCCATAGTTATTGCCTATTATCTTATAAATAAAACACCTACAACGGTTGAAGGGTTTATTCAGCAACAGAAATTCCTTTTAAAACAGGGAAAAGAAGTATATGACCCGTTTTATGCTAGTGTATACGACGATCTTATCTATGATAGAGTACGCAATGAATATGAAGTTGGGCAAATTATTCAATCCACCAGACCTACTCACGAAAGTCTTATATTAGACGTTGGTTCCGGAACTGGAGATAACGTGGCAGCATTTGTAAATAAAGGGTATAATGCAGTTGGTTTGGATTTGTCACCTCCTATGGTAACAGTGGCGAAGCAAAAATACCCTGGAATGGAATTCTCTGTTGGAAATGCCGAAGAGGTAATGATGTATCCAGCACATACATTTACACATATTACCTGTATGCATTATACCATTTATGAAATTAAAAACAAATTTCTATTTTTCAGAAATTGTTATGAATGGTTGCGTCCAGGAGGATATTTAACTGTACATATGGTAGATAATAATGAAATGAGTCCAAATACTAAAATAAATATTTTATCTAATGCCAATACTATTAGACAAGGGAAAGGGCGAACATATCTCCGATTTAATAACTTTAAATATAGATCTAAATTCAGTATTGAAAATGCGTTAGGTATTTTTGAGGAAATTTTCACAGATTTAAATGGAAAAATTAGAAAAAATATCCATAGATTCGATATGCCGTCACAAAATAAAATAATAAACTTAGCACAAGAAGCAGGTTTTATTCTTGAAGGAAAGATTGATCTGCTGCCTGCTAATTATGAAAATCAATATATTTACATTTTTTATAAACCAGATTAGTTAAATATACGGATAATATACAAAGAGGGAGAGTATGAAATATATAATAATATTTAGTTATTATATATGTTATTAGATAGAAGAAAGAGGCGTAGCAAAAAGATAAGAAGGAGGCGGCGAGCGGTAGGTACGCGAAAACGCCGGGGCGGAGCTCCAACATCCCCTGCATCGTCGCCCGCTACCTCGGCAGCAGCATCCCCGACAGCAGCATCCCTGGGAGCTGTTGATGCAGCCGGACCTGCTGTCACTAGACGCTCATGGGCAATGAGAGCAGCGTTGCACAATCTGGCGCGGACACCTGGCGCGGATTCGGGTGCAGTCGGTGATGAGGAATTTGCTGCCCACATGCAGCGAGTGAAAGATTCAAAAAAATCTGTGGTAGCCAACCCATCTCTTGGTAAAAGAGCAGCAAAAACGAGCCGTATGAAAGAAGCGCGGAGAGAAAATCAAGGCAAAATTCAAAAGGGAATGAATGTAGAAAATGCAATGATTTATGGAGCCATTCAGGAAGAAATGAATAACGCTACTGCTCGCAGATTATTTGGTAATGATAGCCCATGGGAGAAAAAAGCTGCGATTGAAAATGATCTGATAGATAGTATGAGTAAGGGGCATTATTGGATGGTAGTATTAAAAAAGCTTGGAAGCGAAAGGGCACATGGATTAACACCAGAAAGAGCGCAACTTATTCAAGATTATTACTTAAAATTATTAACCAAGATGGGATCGGATAGAGAAGAAGGTGCTAGTAGAGGCGGAAATGGTTGTGGGCGACATACAAAACGCAAAAAGCGGGGTAGAAAACGGAGAAAACGGCGCAAAAAACGTACCCGGCGGCGGCGCAAATAAATTTAGCAAATGGATAATTTCGTATTGATTGAAATATTCCTATAAAAGAAGATTGTATGTTGAAAAATACACTCTACTTTCTAACAATAATATTCCTGATAAGCTTTATTTATATTAAGTTGCGTTACCGTTTTTGGTCTTCACAACCGATATTTCGTACCTATAATCTTTTGTATTGGATAAAGGCACCGGGTATTATTCAACACGAAATTATCAAACAACCTAAATTTTTTGATCACCGAATACAGTGCTCGCTACTGAAGAGCTTAGATGCTCAAAAAAAGGCACTGCTGTTGAGTTTTATCAAAATGAACTATAAATCATTATATGACACAAATTATAATATTGCAAAAGACAAGTTGTTGAATATATTTACTAATGATACTACAGTTTCTCTCCAATATAATCTTTTGCCTAAAAGAATCGTATCTTGTCTATTAGGTATACCTTTAATATGTAGGACAAATGAGCAGCGTTTTGAAATATCATACTTAGACCAATTATGTATTCACCGAGATTTCAAAGACAATGAAATTCGGTCTAGAATGATTCATACGCATTATTATAAGTCGAGAAAGTTGAAGGGGGAAGCCATTTTTCTATATAAAAACTACGGACTACCCGGTATAAGAGTTCCCTTAACCATTTATAAAACATATTTAATTCATTCTGAACGATGGTGTAAGCTAAATATGAATATTCCGAATAATATCTCAACGCAGCTTGTTACATCTGCGAATTCAGAGTTATTGGTACATTTTATAAAAGAAGTTGTTAGACATTTTGATTGTGTTATACTTCCTAAAACTTATCATTTGGCTAAACTTATTAAGTTAAATTACTTAATGCCCACTGTAATAATGGATAAATTAACAGTTGTTGCTGTAATATTTTTTAGAAGAAGAGGATTAACTTTAAATGGAGATAATATAATTGAATGCGTGGGGTCGTATTGTAGGAACGGTTATGAAGACATGTTTATTGAATCATTTCAAAATAGTATTGTGTTATTAAGCAAAAGATATAAATTCTCAATGTTGAGCATTGAGAATATATCGTATAACTATCTGCTCTTGAAAAGACTTCTGGAGAGAAGTATTCCTAAAAGAACTGATATTACCGGCTACTATTTCTACAATTGCGCACATTCGCCATTATTCTCTCCGAATGTGTTGGTAATCAACTAAATTATCTCTTGTATTTTCCCGAGCGTGAAAAACTGTCAACAATAAATATGACAAAAACACCTAGAAACATGTACAATACCAGTTCTTCGGTAACACTCCCCGTTTTTTCGTCATGCTGTTCCTCAAGTAAGTGTACTACGTAGTTTAACTTTTTCATCAATTCATCGGGGGCTGTATTTTGCAGATTATTAGTATCGAGAAGTTGTGAATAATAAGGTATATTTTGAGGGGTTCCTGTATAGGATGGTACATATTGATTATAATACTGATTTTGCTCGGCATGGTATTTTTTTTGTTGATCTAAACCTTCTTTTAATAATCCAAAATTTTCAGGAGGATTGTAATCGGTCATTTCCTCCTCAAACCCTTCCACCTCAGACGGCTCCAACTCCCCCTGTCGGTTGTAATATGGTGTACCGCGCGTGGACTCTTCAGGGGTACTTTCATCTTGATTTTTAGTAGTCAACCCCTCGCGCACTGGCATTGAATTTAGGAATGTCTCTGCCTTTTTAGAAGGAGTCGCCTTTCTTCTTTTATATGTTTTATTTCTCGCCACTTTTGGCTTTTTATTATCGGAAGATTCATATGGGGAAAATGCTAAACTAGACATTTACTTATAAAGAAAAGAGAGATTATTTTCCTAATAGTTTCATAAAAAATATATCCTATTATTTATATAATGAAAGGTATTACAGAACTCGCCCTTGGTGCAGTACTTCTTATGCTTGTATATGATAAACCTGCGTTATTGACTGAATTATCAAATAGTCTTTTAGGAAAGTTAGTATTAGTTGTATGTGTAATAATGATTGCTAAGAGCCGTGGTCTTGCCGCTGGCTTATTGGCTGCCCTTATAATGGTAACCCTGATGCATTCCACAGTTGAGGGTCTCGATGCTCACTCACCCTCTGGCGCACACTGTCTACCTAAACAAAGTGGAAAACCTGTATCCTGCTTAAGTGGAAATCCGGCTAAACCAGATGATACTAAATGTGGGGTTGCTCGTGCGGTTTGTACAGAACAGGGGCAATGTAAAGCTATCATAGATCCAAAATTTGAAATGCTGGAAACGGAAGCTGCTAAGGATGTAAGTACGTTTGATGTAAGATTACATGAAGGAATGAATAATATGGCAGCGCGTGCTAATACAATAGAAGCAATGAAATTCCAAAATGGCTTCACGGGTAACCGTGAACCGTTTAAAGGTTTTCTATAAATTTTATTACTATAATATAAGATGGTTAAAAACTGCTTTGACTGCATGATGAAGGGGTTTGATATGAAAATTGCTTATATTATATGCTTTGGAATTATATTATTTTGTTTATCTGTCGTACCTTCTAAGTCGGAAGGATTCATCGGTCAGGCAATTAGAACGCATATTAATAGGCGACGGCGAGGTGTTCGGCAAGCGCGTAGGCATTATAGAAGAAAAGTTGAAAATTATTTAAACCGATTGAGACGAAAATATCTTTAGAAATTATTTCTTCCGATAATATAAGATGGCAAAAAAGGCAGCAGTAATAAATAATAAATTCAGTTTTGGAAGCATGTTACACAGTATAAATAATAGTAAATTTTTCGCAGGCTTAGTAATGATCATGTTGAATATTGGGTCAAAATATATCACCATTAAATTAAGTAAATCACAAGAGGCGTATCTTGGTGGCGTAATTGCCAGACAGATGTTAATCTTCTCTATTATTTGGATGGGTACAAGAGATGTTCTTATTTCTCTTGGAATGACAGCTGTATTTGTGGTACTTACAGATCATTTATTTAACGAACAAAGCGACTACTGCGTCATACCACATCATATGCGTAAATATGAAGATCTTTTAGATGGTGATAAAGATGGGAAGGTCACCGACGAAGAAGTTAAAAAGGCAAGGGAGGTTCTTGAAAAAGCCAGGAAAAAGGAAATTAAGGTAAATCATTTGAGGCAACTTGAAAACTTTAGAGCACGACTTGTTTACTAATTATATATTATTAATCTTTATAATATATATAAATGTCTACACAGCAAGCAAGAGACTTCATATTTAACTCCTTAGTTACAGGTTTAAATAATATACAAAGCATTGGCAATTTGGGAGTGAGTGTACTGCAGCAAGTTGCAAACTCGGTTCAACCCGTCGCAACAACCAACGAGGAATTAGCT